CTTCTTTGTTGGGTAAGCATAAGACAATCCTTTCCTTCGAATCTTCTTCTGGGTCTGCTTTAAGGTATACTAATAAATGGGCCACTGTTCTCACAAGTGTGCCTTTCACAAATATACCATTATTTCCATAATACTGTCCATCTTCTGTAATCACTTGCACTCTGCACATATTGGGTTTAACAACATGTTCAATTATATCTTCAATTGGTTGACTTTGCGCTTTCACTGGGGTAATTCCTTTCCTCTTTGCACGAACTGTTTTCTCAAAATGTTTCTTCATCTTCACGTCCATTCCTCTACTCGGTCCTTCTCCTTGTACATCCATTGTTACCTCACTCTTAGTCATATATTGATACAACTTATATGCTCCCAAAAGAGTAGCAATGCCTGTTAAGGCAACGGTGAGGCCTCCTAAAATTTTCAATGAGGTCCAAGTAGTTTGAGCTTCTTCCGTGCTCTTCTTCCATTCTTTCACATTCTCGTCATGCTTCTTTATCTGATTTGCAACATCTAACGAGATATTCTCTATCAACTTATTTGTATCATGTTGCTTCTGATCGTTTCCTGTTTGAGCTTCAATTGGCTCCAAAATCAGAGTATTAAGGGGTATTCCTCTAGGTCTGAGGTTCAGAATGAAGTCATCACTTTCATATTCTGATACTGTTGGGAAAAGATTGGGAACCTTATGGGTTAAATCTTTCTTGTAAATTGTAGCTTCTACTAGGTTTTCACCTTGTGAAGTCATGGCATGACAAGTCACTGCTGAGCAGAAAACTCTATCAACCTGCCATACAATATATTCACTAGCATCTTTTACAATGCTTTTCATTGTTCCATCAGGTTCCCTTCTCATACATGCCACCTTACTCCTCTTCTTCAAGTAGCATAAATCTCGTTCAAAAAACTTCTCTTCAACTTCTTCTTCCTTCTTTTCCTCAACAACTGTAATTTCTTCTCCTTCTTCACCTGTTTGGGCCATAAATTTTTCTACCATGGCATCCAACTCATCATACTGACACACTCCATTCATTTGAGCATCCAATAATTTCTTTCCTTCTTGGGATCTAGCTAAGACTTTTACAGCAATTTCTGCAACTACTGCATCAAAAGTAAGAGGACCAGCCTCTTTTCCATCAATAAAAGCAATGTTTCCTGTAAAAGGATCCATTCTTCTAAATTCATAAATATCTTTTCCAAATCCCTT